GTCGAAACCGACCCCCCTCCATCTGCGGTTATTGATCCGCTCGAATTTCTAATCCAGACATAAGAGTAATCACTGCCCCCAGAATCGATGCCGCTACTATCTCCTACCCTAATCTTCATGCTCACAATATCGTTTGCCGATACGATGTCCGAGAGAGCAATCACATAGGTGTCGTAGGTCGAGTCTAGTCCTGTAATTGTTAGGCTGGCACTAGCAGATGCCACCGATGTTCCAATCAAGTTCCACGCCCCACCAGCAGCAGCCGCCGCGCTAGTCCAATTTGTGCCGTCCGACGTGAGGACATTGCCACTCGTTGACGGGGCGACCCCTGTCAGCTTCTCGACAGTCCCGCCAACCTTAAAGCCACTTTCCAGGTTAGGTACGCCCGTACCCCTGCCCGTGATGGTTAGGTCGGTGTTGTCAGACTTCGTGGTTACGGCATCTGCTTTTAGAGTACTCATATGATCACCAATGTACCTTCTACGGTTAAGGTGAAACTACTGCTTACCGACAAAGGTCCGGTTGCCGAAGCGTTCTCTGTTGCTGTAATGGTTACGTTTGCATCAAGAGCTAATTCATTTATCCTGAAAATATCCCCGGCTGAAGACCCCGTTGTGCCGCTGTCTCCTTTAAAATACCCCCCGCCCGCACCAAGGGTGCCCCATGCAGGACTTGCCCCGGTGTAGCCCTCAAACTCATTCGTGGTGGTGTTATACCGAAAATCACCAACCGCCGCCGAGCCATCTCTCTGAACAGTCGTGCCAGAAGGCATCCTTGTGCTACTGGTATAGTTGTGTACCACCTTGGTGGATAAGGAGAGCGTGCTGGCGCTTGAAGTAATGGTGGTAACCTGCAAGCTCGTTGCCTGCAATGCAGCTAACGCCCCCAAGACCTGCGCTCCAGCGCCAGCCCCATCACTACGAATAACTGCCTGCTTCCCATTGGCCAAAGTAAAGTTACCACCAGACCCCTGCTTGAAGATCAGGTCACGACTGGATGATAAACCATTCTCAACGAAGATAAACTTTTCCTGATCGTTGGGGCTCATGGTAACGGTACAGTTGCCGCCGAGATCGCCACCGTCCACATACTTGATGATACGGTTCATGCCATTGGTGACAGTACCGTCCGTGGTGGTCAGCGTTTCTGCCGTCCCTGTTGCTGTAACCTGCACAAACCCAGACACCAGAATATCAAGGATGTCCATGTTGGTGTTTACCGTGTCACCCCAAGTACCTGACTGTTCGCCCGTAGTGGGCTTCTCTATGCCAGAATTGGTTGTGTATGATGAAGCCATGTGTTTCTCCTACGCGGCGATGTCCGTCCAGTTAGGTGTCTGAGATGTACTCGTCGTACTCCAGCTAGGTGTTTGCGACGTAACAACAACCGACCAGACATTCACCCCAGATGTGGTTGCCGTCGCGCTAACGCCGGTAACATATACAATCGAATCCGCTACAACATTAGGCAGCCCCAGGCCACTGGTAGCGGAAAGACCAGTAACCGAAACAGCTACGCCAGTCCCCTCGACAACACTGACCGATCCAAGGGCCGTCGTTCCCGCAACCCCGGTAACAGAGAAGGTAATCCCTGTTGAAATTACAGGAGTGCCAACCGAACCAGTGGCAGAAACCCCGGTAACACTAACCTCTGCTACGCCACCAGCAGCAGCGGTGCCGATTTCCCCTGTCCCGACTACCGTCGTCGGAACGACAACAGCAGCCCCCGTAACACTAACGGAGCCAAGCGCACTGGTCCCAACTTCTCCTGTAACCGCGAAGGAAACTCCCGTCCCTTCAACTATGGTCACCGCACCGAGAGACCCAGTGGCGCTAACTCCGGTAACGGAGAACGTAACGGGCAGCGAGACAACAACAGAGCCGACAGACCCAGTTCCCTCAACCCCTGTCGGGGAAACAACCGCTGATCCTACTACGGTGAGAGAGCCAACCGAACCAGTCGCGGCAACCCCTGTTGGGGAAACAACCGCTGAACCACTAACCGCAATCGCTTCGGAACCTGAATCACTCCAAGCCCCAGAACTCCATGTACTGCGGCTCCAGCCCGTAACATCCGGGGCAATTTCGCCAGTGGCAGAAACACCAGTTACTTCAACGGGGTCTCCCGCAGACCACGGGCCGCTACCCCATTCACCTCGACCCCAGCCCGTGAGAGACATAACTTACTCAGTTAGGCAATACGGATTATGGCGCTACTTGCATCCGCAGTCGGGAACTGAATCGTGAAATCACCAGTCGAGCTAGACTTGTCCGACCCGAAATCAAGCACAGCAACCGCTTTATCTGAATCAGTGCTGTTATAGATCACTGCCCCTCGTGCGGTAATGGTTGCGCTACTCCAAGTGGTGTTCGCGAAATCCGTGAATGCAGTAGTGCCGCTGGTAGCAGGATTAATCCTCGTGAGAGTATTCCCCCCAGAAGAATATCCAGCCCCGCTCACTTCATTGGTTGCTGAATACGCCGTCGTCCCAGCACCCAAGGAAGCGCTACTGGTGAACAGCGCGACCTTGAAGGTATCGCCGCCACTTAATAGAAAATTATGTACACCCTCAAGAAGCTCCTTCTTGAAGGAGGTACACATTGCTTGCGTAATTGCCATTTACTCTCTCCTGTCGGCAAGATTCCTAAATCCACTGCCCAATGCCTCCTGCGCGCAGCGGTCTCTTTCAGCGCGCATCGCATCCTTAATGTAATGATGCACCACCGCTTCAATCCTATCCCTAAACGCTTCTGCCTGGCAACGTATCTCAGGAGGAGCGCTGTCACTGATATGTAATAACTTTTGACAGCATAGCCTTGTAATCTGCTCTGCCGTCAGGCCGCCGTCCTTACTGGTCTCTACAAAAACAGGCGAGATTTCACCAGCCTTTAAGCCAATCATCTGGCGGCTGCCAGAGCAGTGGGAGCGCCATCGCGATACCAGTCGCGCTGGTCATCGAACTCACCCAGTTTCCTAACGCTCTCTAACGCCTCTTTGTAACGAGCATTGTACAACTGAATCAGTTCTGTCTCGCCCTTCATAAACGTGTAAGCCTCTACCAAACATCCATACAGGAGAGCCGTATCGGCGTTATCCCCCAACCATGTTGTGGTAGTGCTGCTTGAAATCTGTGCGGGGGCGTATTTGTAATGTAGCTCCGTTGTGTAATTAGCATTCGGTATTGGCGAGATAATAAAAGAAGTGTCCGAAAAGTGTCCATAGTATTTTGGCTCCCCGGTGTCATCCGTATCAGGCGACACCTCCCGCATGAAAGAAACGTCCTTTGGCATCAAGTAAGTGTAGACGTTACCAGTACTAATGATAGCGAGAGAAAAGGAGGTCAAGAAATCAGTCGGCTTGCCAAGATAAGAATTAGATGTGGTCATTGTCCCGGTCACGCTCTTGTGGAAAACGGGAAGATCAATGTCTAGTATAATCCTTCTCTCCGCTTGCCCGATAAAATTATCGATGTTGGCGACAAACGTGGTTTCCGTATTCTCCGTGTAATCTTTGATAGCTTGAACAAGCGTTGCGTAATTCATCAGTTACCGCCGTCCACATACTTGACTGTTCAATTCCAGCAACAGAGTGCGCCGTTTCTCGGCGTACAGAGACATCACGTTGTAACTACCGTTACAGTACCAAGCGTACCAGTTGCCTGCATACTGGTCTGGGTGACGAATCCGTATTGTTCACCCAATATATTGTTGTCTCCTACAGGCGCCCAGTTCCAGACAATATCCCGCTGTTCCTTCAGATTTGTTTCTGGGCGCGCGCCACGCAAGGCTTCTGGATCATTGATAGGAAACCTCCCCAGCCACAGTTGCGGCTGGTCGGGGTCAAGCATCGCTGCGGAAACCTTTAGCCCAGAATCCTTGCCGTCTATAATCTGGTTATGCAAATCCTTGAGTTTAAAGGTCAGCCCACTACGGTCGCAAATCCCAAGGGCGTATTTATCGGAAGCATAGTCCGCCATCAGATCGCTCCATAGCCACCGGGGATGACCTGAAAACTGGCCTTCACCCGATCCTCTTCTGCGGCATACTTGAACTGCTCGTCATACACCGCCTTCAATCCCTGCACCCTTCCTTCCGCCTGCGGCTTCTTCATAGCAACATAGTAGGCAAGGCCCGCCGTTAACGCAGGCAACCAGCGATTAGGAGCATCATAGGTATTAGTGCCGGCGGTGCCGGCATCCTCAATACGTTTAATCCGCCAATACACCAACGTATAAGTTTCTGTGTTACCGGGCACAGGCCATAACGTGTACTGTGGAGAAGTCGTGCGTTGAAAATAAATTTGCAGCGGCTTCGCCGTGGTGAGCTTATTTGGTATCGAAGCATAGGCTGGCGGAGAGATTCTTGTTAAAGAAGTATCCGCCTGCGTGGAGACGTTCCCGGCATTGGTGCGGATCATCTGTTCCAGAAAGTCAATTGTCCCGGCGGGGAAACTATATGTAGCAACATCAGCGGTAAGAAGTTGCGTTCCCTCCTCTATCGTCCATAGGTTAAGCCCTCTGTTGGCCCACTCCAGAGACATGAGATCAAGGCTGCGACGAGCGGTTTTAAGATCATACCCACTCCGCATCTCCACGCCAGCGCGCTCAAAGGCTTCCTCGCAGATGTCTGCAATATCCAGTGTGAAGGTGCTTGTGCCGCTAGTAGCCATTACGAATACGCCTTCTTCTTAACCTTCTTGCCTGTCTTCTTGGCATACGCCTTGGCCTTCTTCTTGCCAGCCTTGGTGTACGCAAACTTTTTCTTTCCTACGATTGGCATCAGGACTTCTTCTTTCTCATTTTCCGAAAGGTCTCAGCAAGTCTTGCCCGCTGCCCTGTCTTCCCCGGCTTCTTGGCGGCGGCGCGTAACTTCTTGGCAGGTATCTTCTCCCCCGCCTTAATGCCCAGCGTCTTGCGTAACGCACCGGGCTTCTTTATTGCTTTCTGTATCCACTTCTTATTTTTCTTTGCCATCGGACTCTTTCTTCAGAGCGCACACGCAAGTCTCCAGCGTAGCCACTAGGCAATCCTCGCAGCAATGAAGCGATCAAACTTTTCTTCCATCTTATCAAAGCGGCCAAGAATCTCTTTCATATCCTGCTGAAGATCATTCTTCGTAACATACGTCTTGGCGACTTCTTCACGGGTATCAGCCAACCTTCTCTTGAGGTCAGACACTTGCTGGCCCATGCCACGCATCCAATACACAAAGGAGCCTCCCCCTAAAGTGAGTATTACATTCCATATTATGGCCGGGCTAATTTCCATCAGGCATAATATTTAACGGCGCGGATGACGATCACATAGCTGTCGCCAGAAGCCGCAGTTCCTAATGTGGACAACAGGATATCTCCATTGGGAGATGTCCCATAACTCTTCAGTCCACCAACCTCAGTGAGGTCTTGGTGGGTCCACCCCGGACCCATATTAATAGCGACAACATCCGTACTGGCATCATACCAGAGACGCACGGCATCAAAGCCGTGAACCTGCGCCCACACTTCCTGAATGCGAACTTCGTCGCAAGCAGCGCCACGAGCATTCGTTGCCAGCGTCGAGACATCAATTTTCGTGACCTTGGCTTCCCCCGTACTGTCAGAGAGATTGGTCAACTGAACGACAAGCTGACGCTCACCGTCCTCAATAGTGGTGACCGCTACAGCGTCTGCCATAAGATTCTCCTATAAAGGGGGGGCGAGGCCCCCCCGACTCAGGGTCTACGAGGTGGCGAACGGTGTCGCGATAGAACCAGAACCAGCAAGAACGCCCTGCACCAGATACTGCACCGATTTCAAGACAGTGCATTCGATGTAACTACCAACAATGCCACCCGTGGTGGTGCCATTGTAAGTCATTACGTCATCCGATGCGCCGGGGGAGTAAATCTCAAAAGTGCTGGTACTGATCCCTATACCGATACTCCCAACAAACTTGTCAGTGCCATCGGTCTTGATGTCCAGGTCGGTCGCCAGCGTCTCGATATAGAAACGGAATGTGGCACCCTGATTGTTTAAGGTATTGGGATCGTCGCCGGGACCGGCAGAACTAGTAGTGGCAGTAGTGACGATGGAAGGAAGCGTGATCTTGCAATTTGCGTCATTCACCGTAATGAGCCTGCCTGCATGAGCAGCGACAGTGAGAGTGGTATCGGCGGTGATGTTCACCACCATGCCAGGGCCTGTGCTGTAGAACCCGTTAAGGGAACGAACGGGGCCATCAAAACTTGTGCGGGCCATAAAGATATTTCCTTCTTAC